TAGACGTATGTCTATGCACACTTTGTTAACATAACCCGGGGCTTGCCGCCTGCGGGGCCTTGTAAAAAGGATACTCCAATAACGGTTTGACTGGATAGCCTCCAGTCAGGGTTTTCCCGCCGGCTATGTAGCTTGCCGCTCATAGTTAAATTGGACTCCAATTTACTTGGTGTTCAGGAGAAGATGAAGAAGTTTGGGAGTTTTAAGTCTGCCTGACTGTAAAAGGCAACCCCCTCCTTAGCCAGTGAGCCATGTCGCAACTAAATAAGTGCCTCGCTCGGCCCCAGTGGGAAACTGGATAAAAAGACTTTCCCCGTTTTGTTAGTGAACGAAATCACACCTATATCGTTTGATAGTAAGCAAACGCATGTTTGGCAGCGTGCCCTTTGCCACTGGATACGTATGTAGACGTAGCGATGGAGGACCTGCTCCAGCAGGTATCAACGCAAGGGATTTGAAGACCTTGTAGCGAAATCGCATTTAAATAGAATCGTGGCGGATTCTAGCCTATCTACTAAGGCCTCATTTTGTATGCAAGTACTCTTGTGATATGCGACGAACACGGTAGGATGAGTTCAGTACCGCCCCTAGGATGATCTCCTTCGGTGACGGGAACAAACTCGTTTATCCTGCTGCTAGTAAGCAATTTGAACGACAGAACGTGTGCAAAGTGGGATTCCCCGCTAGTCGTGCCTAGACTTTAAATTGGCATTTCTTTTTCTCTTTCCCTCATCATGGCTACAAACAACGGAAATTCGTATAGCGCTCACCAAGCCCAAGCCCAGAAGAATGACAATTCCTTGTACCCTTGTTGCAAGAGAAAATGCGTTTTCCGACCAAGATTCCCTCCCGGCACAAGTTGCTCGGTTTGCGGATTGGTCTTCTGCGTGTGTGGATGCAAGTACCCTGCTCCCAAAACAAATCACGTGAACTGTAATTGTATCATGTGTGACCCGAAGAAGTTTCAAACCCACGACTTCAATTTCCCAACCCCAAAGGACGACTGGAAGAAGATCCATGTGACTTACACCCGACCATCTCCACTCCCATCATTGGCTACGGTTGATTACTGTTGTGATCTGAAGTGTTTTGAGAAGAAAGGATTTGAAGTTGACGGATTGGCCTGTCGGAAATGTCGTTCTTTCAGCCGATGCATGTGTGCCTGTAGAACGTACATGGGAAAGCAAAAATTTTGCTGTGACCAGAAATGTTCAGTGGTTGGAAATGGAACGGAAATGATACCTTGTTACCAATGTAAAATCTTTGGCATATGTAAATGTGTCTGCAAGAATTTTGTTGGTAAACAAGCGGCCCCGACTCCAGTACCGATCTTCGAAAGAGTTCGTCCCTCAGCCCCAACTCCAATTTTCGAAAGAGTTCGTCCCTCGGCTCCAGTTCCAGAAAGGACTCGCAAGGTTGATTACTGCTGTGAAAGGAAATGTTTCGAAAAGAAAGGCTTTGAAGTTGATGGAATGGCTTGTCGGAAATGTCGATCTTTCAATAGATGCATGTGTGCTTGCAAAACGTACATGGATGAACAGAATTTCTGTTGCAATCGGAAATGTTTCGTGGTGCGTAGTGGACTTGACGAAGTTGACGGAATGGCATGTTTGACGTGCAAAGCCTACGGTCTGTGCATGTGCGATTGTGACACCTACATGATTGACGTAATGGGTCTGCGATTGCAAGGAAACTTCAAAGATGACAGGATCAAGAAACTCACCAAGAAAGTTGAGAAGACGGAACGAAAATGGAAGAACCACATCCAACGCGAACTTGAGAAGGAAAAGGCACGACGAGAGAAGATGCGAAAACAACAAAACGCAATCAAGAAACAGATGAAAATGCAAGGCGGTTTCAGTGACCTGTTCTCTCTTCCTTCCACAGTCACGGGAGCATGTGAAAAGATCTCCGGAGCAGCAACAAAAGTGGAAAGTGTTTTCGATCAAGTATCCTCTTTCTTTGTGGAAGCTATGGAGAAACTCGGAGTAGCTTTTGATGCGCATTTAATTGCGAGTCACTTGCTTGGACTTATCCGATCAATCCAACATGGCCACAAGTTAGACTGGATTCTTCACACGACTGCGATTGCACGAGCCATCGACTTTTCCGGTGATAAGGATGCATTCAGTGATTTCTATGAAGGAATCAGAGAAGCTTCACCAGAGGACGCATTTTTCCTTCAAGGAAGCACCGAAGTCGAAGCTGTTTTTGGACCAGTTCTCACGGCAGTGACTAGCTTCTTTGTTTTCCTGACAGTCCCAAGAATGAATCCGAAAGCGATCATTGACTACGTGGGATCTATTGGCAAAGTTTGTCAATCATGGAGAGCAATTACGGAAGCGTTTGGCAAAATCAAAATGTGGTGTGTTCGCAAGTACTACAAGTACATGCTGGGCATTGACTACGACAGTTTCAAAATCAGGGAACTCTTGCCAGACTATCCAAAAATGAGAGCGCTAGTGGACGTACTTGAAGACCCCAAGTGTCCTAAGAATATTGCCGCTTCCAAGAAGAACGTTGCCGTGGCTGTCATCAAAGCATACGAATCATGCCTTGACATGCTTTCACATGGAAAAGAACTCGAAGCCCTTGGAATTGACCCGACCCCGTTCTCGAAAACGTTCAAGTCTCTTGAAACCCATTACCAGAAAGCCATTCGTTCTCCTGTGCTCAAGTGCAAAATCAGGAAAGAACCATTTGTGGTGCATTTCGCTTCTAACGCAGGAGGTGGAAAATCAACAATGGTTGACAAGATCGTTTCCGCATACTATGATAAGTTTGTGGACAAGGCTCAATGGGAGAAGGAAGACTGTGCGGTTGACAGGTGTGCAGTTAACAAATACTGGGAAGGTTATCACCAACAGCCAGTCCTCATTTATGATGACTTTGGCCAAGTGAAAGACCAGCCAGGATGTCCAAATCCCGAATTCTTCGAGCTCATTCGCATTGCCAACAATCGTCCATTTCATTTGAATATGGCGGAAGTCGATGCCAAGTCAAACTCGTATTTCGGTTCGGATTTTGTTATTGCCAACGCAAATGCTACCCGACCCAGAGTAGCAAGCTTGCAATGTCCCGATGCTTTGTACCGGCGCTTTAACCTCGCTTTCACTGTTAAACCTCGAAAGGAATACACAGCCACAAATGCGGCAGGTGAACCTATCCTTGACTACAAGAAAGTCATTAACGAGGCAAAGGCAAAGAAGCTGGTTTTTCTGGACAACATCATGGAATGCTCTTTCTACGACATGCGTTCAGGACAGACATTGTCTGTAGGTGAACTAAAACGCCAATACGGCTATGAGTTCACAGGTTTCACTGACTCAGACACAGTCATGCCTGAAACCACGATGATCGAGCTAATCATGCACGCCATCGAACAGCATAATGAACGGCAGGAAGAAATAATGCATCTACGAAATGTTCAAGCAGGATTTGATGAAACCTTCGGAAAGAAAATCATCGATTGTGTTGCTGATAATTTCACTTCACAAACGCTGACAGAAGAAGAAGGAGACCATTTCGAAGACTGTTCAGAAGCAAGCGACGATACGGACACGATTGATTTGAGTGATGTCACGATGTTTGAAATTGACCCGGATGGACCATGGCCCTGCTTTGAAGAAATTCTAGCAGATGTAGACGAACGAATTGCCGAGGAGAATGCAACAATCGTCAAAGATGACGAAGATGAGTTCCAATTGACAAAGAAAATCGTACGAACAGATTCATTTTTCAAAGATAAACTCTCTGGACTCAAAGACAAGATGCAAAAATACCTCACTAGGATCAAGGATATTTGTGGAGTGGTTGCGTCGAAAGCGTATTCATTCTTCAAAATTCTAGTTGACGGTGCATTCAAAATCATTCCCTTCCTAATTCCATTGGGAGGAATGGCTTTGGCAGCCTTCGGACTATACGGAATTTGGAGCAAGCCAAGCATGTGCAGTTTTTACACATCCAAGGAGTACAATCCATATATGTGTGACTGTGTCGATCAGCAAGGACCTTGTTACTATTTCGATCAGAACGAAGATGACGATGAGCCCCATGAGTACGGAACTCCAGCATTCAAGTATCACATGGCAATCAAGACTTACGAACGGACGCCCAAAGGAACTCTGCCCCACTGGAAAGCGATGAAATTGTTGGCTGTTATCTCGAACGGGTACAAGCGACAGATGTACGAGATTAAAACCCAGATGCCAGCAAAGATGAACCACCAGCAGTACGAAATACGCTCAGCTTCGGTTGGGAAAAATTTCGTAAAGAAAGAAGTCACTGATAAGGACTCCAAGTACTTCCAATTGCAAAACCGCTTGTACGTAGACAATAGACTGGCAGCAAAACCAGGCGATTATGTCTACTCCACTCAGTGGATGACGGTAATGAGGAAGAATGCTGCAATCATCTCCAGCACGAAGAATAACAAGACTTGCAAAATGTCTTGTGTTTACCTAACCGGTACAACAGTGTTGGTCCCAGGACACTTCCCAGATGGAAAGATTACGATCTCGGACGCTTACAACCCGGACTTCGAGTACGTTTTTGAGGAGCACCAATACAAACGTACTATGGCAAATGAATGCGGTATCACGACAGACCTGAGCTTGATCACGTTCCCACCTGAAATGTCTCCAAAGCCTAATATCATTTCTAAGATAATGGAAGAGAAAGATGAGAATTCCATCTACAATGCAAGAATGGTTCTCTCTACATTTGACTTCCTTGGCGAAAAGACAGTGGTTCATGATCACCATTTGAGTGTCAACAAGTACGTTCGGCAACCCATTCCTGTTGATGGTACAATCATCCACAAGCACTTCACCTACATGGCACCAACAGTTGTTGGCAATTGTGGAGGTCTTGCATGGATAACAGGAGTGAATGTGCCCGGGCGGATTGCGGGAATGCATGTTGCAGGATCCGGAAGTGTTGGATGCGCTGTTGTTCTCAACCAAAGTCTTATCAGGAAAATGTTGGCACATCATGTGCAAAAACATAGTCTGACCACAAGACATGTGATTGACGCGCAAATTCCATACTTCGTGAAACAAGGGATCGAGAACATCAATGGGGATGGTATCACATGTGAGATCATCAATGAAGTACCTGCAGTAGGTGGTGGAGGCGAAACAAAATTGCGCCCCAGCCTCATTGCAGGAACGCTTCAAGACCCATTCTGCGCCCCTGCCATGCTCAAACCGAGAAATGGCGTTGACCCAATGGAACAAGGACTGAAGAAAATTCTTGGAAAGCAGAAGAAAATTGATGAGAAACTTCTGAGAATAGCCGTGAACAGCACTATCCGATCCTTCGTCAAGAAAGAACTACATGTTCTCAGTTATGAAGAAGGTGTTTCCGGAAAGGAAGGTGAACCGTTTATCAGAGGAATCAATCGAAGAACTTCTCCAGGATTTCCTTACGTGTACGACAACCCCGGCAAAGGCAAGACTCATTGGTTTGGAAATGATGAATACATCTACAACGAAGAAATTCGCAAGGATGTGGAAGAACTGATCGAGAACGCAAAGAAAGGGATTCGTAAGGACGTGTGCTTTATTGCCACACTGAAAGACGAACGCAGACCCTGGGAAAAAGTGTTGGCTGGCAAAACCCGCGTGTTTGAAGCAGGCCCCCAACATTTGACTATTGCGACTCGAATGTACTTCCTTGATCTTCTGAACCACTTGATGAAGACACGCATTGACAACGAAATGGGACTCGGAACAAATGTCTATTCCATCGATTGGGACACAACGGCACGCAAGCTCCTCAAATTCCCAAACCACTTCGCAGGGGACTTTTCAAACTTCGACGGAAGCCAAAGTCAACAGTTGCTGTGGGCTGCACTCGATGTGATCGAAGCAGTTTATCAAGGGAAGGACGAAATGACGGAAATCGAAAACACCGAAGACCGAAGAATTCGTGAAGTGCTTTTCTCGTGCTTGTGCAGTGCCGATGTGGTGGTACACGACAAGATCATCAGACAGAACCATGGACAACCCTCAGGAAACCCCATTACGACCCTCATCAATTGCCTGATGAACAAGATTGGTTTCAGGCTGGTTTTCCTGCTTCTCAAGCAGGAACGAGGAATGCCACTTGTCTGCGACTTTGAGGACTATGTTTCACTCCAATGTTTTGGCGACGACAACATTGTGGGTGTGTCGAGCGAGATCTCTGAATGGTTTAACCAAATCACTGTTTCGGAACAATTCTCAGTTATAGGTTTCACCTATACTGATGAAAGCAAAAACGGTGCACAAGAACCTTTCAGACCATTCTCGGAGCTCGAATACCTCAAGAGGAAATTCGTCATTTCCGACAAAGGCTATTTCCAAGGACCAATGAGATTGAAGGACGTTATGGAAATCACGAACTGGACAAAGAACGGATGGTTTGACGAGAAGACGGCTACAATCATGAATGCAGAAGTGGCTCTCTTCGAACTGGCACTCCATGGCAAAGCTATCTACAACGATTGCAAGGCCAAACTGGTGAAAGCCATTGAACAACTAGGCCCCTTGCCGAAGGAGTTCAAAGCGCTGACCTGGGAAGAGCAAATGGAGTTGCATGACAATCAGCTCTTCCACCCCGTCATGACTTTTTATTAAGTCATGGCACCAATTCGGCCGATAACAGATCCTGATACACAACGCCAAATAATTTCAGGAAACCGTGCTCGGCCGTCTTATTTTTGGGTCTTGTGTCCCCTGGAGCAATCCTCCAAAATACACTTTGGCCTTCACTGTCAAGACTAACATTTCTACAGTGTCGTATTCAACATGTTGCTGACAATCAAATGATCGAACAACCCTCAACTCGACAAATGCAAGCACAAACAACAAACGCGTCGAATAACCCCGCGACCGACCCACTCCACGGAGTCTCGGCCCCCATGCAAGTTATGAATTCTACTGTTACAGGTGGAACCAACATGGGATCAGGAGCTCTTTTGATGCAGACCCCCGGAGGATTGCCCCCGCTTTTCTCCATCGCCACTGGTGTTTCCAGTTCATTGGCCTCTAAGATGTACGAGTGTGCATTCGCAAGATCTTTGACTTTTGGTACAAACACCACAGCTGGAACAGTACTTGACGAAGTCCTTTTCGACCCCTGGTCCGCCACCAACGTAAATGGAGCAGCTCTCCTTTATGGACAGCATCACAAACATTTTACTGGCGCGATCAATCTGACCTACGAAGTTGTAACGAACGCAACCATGATGGGCAGAATTCTCGTTGTTTTCATTCCGGAAACTTTCGGGTCGGACTATGTCGTCACGAGACAAAATGCATTCAAGCACGAGCACATTATTCTTGATGTATCAGTCTCAGGGAAAGGTACTATCACTTTGAAGCCTACCACCACTAGCGACTTCGTTGTGAAGAAAAATTCAGGCAAATTTTACGGTAAAGTAGTAGTTCTGGCTCAAACAGACATTGTCAATACATATGGTGCTACCGTTAACGTACCCATGAATGTTTACAGTGAACTGGCTCCAGGCTCTATGTACACCGCGATTGACGATTCCGTCGATCATACATGCCCTGACCCTGTCAATCAGGTTTTTCGGAAGTCGCGCCCATTTTCCCAACGAACGTGGGCGCTACATTGATCACAGATAACCACTGTGTCTATTCCGGAACAACCAGAGAGGGAGAAGTCTTCTCTCTTTTTGACGACCTTTCCATTGCGATTCCAGCTATCGCAGAAAATCGGACCAGCGATCCCGTGCGCTACCCTGTAATCTCTCTCATGTCAGGTGATTTCAAGCAACCAAATGTTGCTTTGGCCTATGACCAGTTTAGAGGAGATCTACAAGCACAGCGTGAATGGTTCTCTGCTTTTTCGTCCCGTCCCATTTTCTACAGTCACTCGGTGTATCCAGAAGACCCGAGATCGAATTTGGAACTGACGATTCCCGATGTATCAGATTCAAATGATATCGAATACACCGGGGAAGTAGAAACCATGTTTGGAATGTATGGTTTGCAGTATTTCAATGAGAATGGAACATACATCAACGAATCCGAATACAAAGGAGAAATAACTTTCGAAGGAAAACCAAGAAAGATTTACACTCCTCGCGGATCCAAAGTTGGTGATGGCAAAGAAGCTTTTGGTATTTACTATGAGCTTTTCACAGATGCCACTGTACTTACTGCATCTTCACCAGAACTCCAAGCCCAGTGGGACGAAAGAACTCCGACTCCATCGATCGGCACTTTTGGAACACCAGCGACCGGCCACATCCTGCAAAGTAAAGTCAACGACATTGTCGTTTCCAAGACTACGCAGCGCGTCAAAGGACCTCAACCGTACAAGGCAATTCGCATTCTCGACTCCTTGCAACCAGCATTCCCTGTCCTGCCCGGCTCAAACGGAGAATCTGCTACCTATGGTTCTGACATGACCCAGTTCATGAACGAGTTAGGCAGTTTCTTTGAGACGCATGATGAAATCGGTTCGATTGTCTACACCTTGAGGTACGTAGGAGGCCAAAAGATAGGAGATGTATTGGCAAACCGCCTTGGCCTTTGGGCTAATTCTTCTTATCTTTATGGTCTCTTCCTGGAAGATCTCTCCTGGGTCGAAACAGAAGCTATCTTTTCAATTCAAGAGTGGCCCCAACTATCCAAGTGTGACGACCAGTACTTCGTAGACAGAACCGTGAACTCAGAATCAGGCTATTATGCGAGGTTCAACAACCAGTTGGAAAGCAAAGGATTTGAGTTGCAGGCAAGTATCGCTGCTGGAGTTGCCAAAGGACTTGGAGGACTTTTCCAGGGACTAGGTGACGCCGGTATGACCGTATGGCAAATCAACCAAACGCAAGCTCATGACTTACTAATGCAGGAAAATGCACAAAAGTTTAGAGAGCTCATGATGGAAGATAGCCAGAAGTTCCAAGCGAAACTTGCAGCTGAGAAATTGATGTTGGGTGCACTAGCCAAAAATTGGTTAGCAGAGGAAGAATTTGCACGTAGCATCAGCGCCGATGTTGGCCAGACTCAGGCCGAGTCATCACGAGCCGACATGAACTCTCAGCAGATGGCGGAATCAACTCCAGGCAACCCAGCTTGGCTTGCGGAGCAGAAAAGGCCACTTTACAACAAGGTGCCTCCCCCTGCTTTGCCTGGTTTCGTCAGTGGTGGCGTGAAAACTGGATCCGCCACCCCAGCCGAACCTCCGAAATTCGGAGACGAATCGGCAGAAGAGACAGAGTTCATAGAAGCAAATAATCCTCTGTTTGTTTCAAAGAACCGCTCTTCGCTCGGATCTTCGGGTCCGGTCCAGCCTATTAGCACCGCTCCTAAGAAACGACGTACAGGTAACCAGTATACCTACAAGCAACTCATGGCTCAACATCCCATGCACCAAGTGTTTGAGGAAGAGTACATCGAGGACGAAGACGTCGATGAACCTGGACAGCTGCTGGCTGAAGAAGGATTGCCTAAAACTGGTAAAGCGACTTACAAGAAGCTCATTTAAGCCTTTTAGGATATTCCTTGGAGGAATGCCAATTTGGTATACTCCGGAGACTTAGGTCTCACCCCGCAACAAAGACATTTACTGTCATGTTGCACTCTCTTAGACAAAGACACTTGCTGTCATGTCGCACCACTACTACAAGTATGGACCGGACAAAAGAAGGTTTGTGCTTGTGAAGTGGGAGGTGAGAAGATTAGAGCACTTCTCTAAGGTTATGATAAACCTTGTTCATACACGAACCATCCCACGTGGGTGGATGTAAGGTGTGGACTCGCATAGCCCCCCCCCTTCCGTTTTAGTGTATGTTCTTTTTGCTCTGGGTAAATTAAACACCCAAATTAGGTTGCTACTATATATTCCCTTCAGGAACAGTTTTTATGTAGAATTCCCTTCAGGAACTTTTCAAAATTTGTTAATTAGGAAATATTGAATTATTTATAATTGGTAGTAAC